CTCTTGCATCTTGGCGGTAGCACCAGTAAGGTTAGCGGGAGCTAACTCCTCTTCTTCGGGTGCTTCATCTTTGGCTCCACGCCCTCTTCTTCTGCCGCCAGCCATAGGGTGGTCAGACCCAACTTTTTTACTCATCACAACTCCTTATGCATAAGATAGTTCAGTTTACATTTTACCATTAAGACAGATAAAAAACGATACCAATTAAGGTATCGCTTTTTAAACTGAATTAGTTATTGATTGTATTTAGAAGGATGCGGAGATTAGACCTGGGAAGTCGAGAGAACCTCTTCTGGAACCAGAGTCAGCCGCAAGCTCAATGTCATCAAACTGTGTACCGGCAAGCTGCCTACCGCCACCTACACCCTGACTGAGCGCAACTGCTTCTCCGCCTCTGAGTGTATGAATTGTTTCTACAGCGACACGGCAGTTCTCAGTAATGATATATTGCTCAGCCCTGTATGGCTTGCTCAATGATTCAAACCAACAATTAACGAATGTTGTGATAGTAGCATCGTTACCGGTTCCGCTGAACTGATCGATTACTACAATGTCGAATGGGATCCTCTGAGCCTGAATATTCTGGAAGCCTCTTGAAAAGGACTCCGTAATGCTCAAGCCATCATAAACGATTCTTTCGATCTGAAGTGTGATTTCAGTTTTGGCATTCGGGACGATCTCGATTGTGCCATCGAAACCAACTTCGCCTACGCGGACAGTCTGTCTGTTCTGCTCAATCTGTAAAGACTGTACCGCACCTACAGGTTCATTGTTAACCATGATCACTATCTGAGTTGATAGTGAGGTATGTACGGTGCTGTCAAGAATGCTACCTGATTTTGGATATGTAGCCATTTATATTCTCCTTAGCTAACGCCAACTTCGATGTCGATGAAGACGAAGTTGATTGGGAAGACCGGAGCAAATCTGAGGAACACGTTCCACTGCCTTGGGTCAACCTTATCTCTTTCTACTCTGACATTCTCGAAGCTGCTGATAAGTCCTTGTGTTGCAAGTGCGCTAAGCAAACCTACAACCCTGGAAGTTATAACACCCTGTGTGTTTACGTCCTCAACCGTACCAATGAAACTCTGGAGACCTTGTCTCAGAACTTCCTTTACTCTGTCTCTAATAAAGATTATGGAAATTTCCTCATCTTCAATAAATCCGGACTGACTTGTGGTTCTTCCATTGATCACTTTTCCGCCGCCTGTGATAGGCTGCAAAATAGTTGCTCCGACACCACCAAGTTGATTCATGGTGAGTGGCTTAAGCTTCTTATCTCTAAGGATAGAGAATCCTGAAAGTTCTTTGTTAGTCAAAGGAATCGCGACGTTCTGCTGTGAAGAGAACCAACCGGCTGCTGCTGCACCAATGTAGAATCCATCGATGTAGGTATTTGTTCCTGCAACATTTCTGACAATCCTGTCAGGCCAGAAGTACATAGCTCTTTTAGTCGTGAAGTTATCGCTTAACTTGTAGTTCACCAAGTCTTCGGTGTTTCCATCAAGAACCTCTTCGGCGTCGTCGCCCTGGATTCCTTCAAGAACTCCGATGTCCTCGACTGCAACTTCTTCGTTACCAATCAATGCGTCAGCAGTAACACCCTGCATCGCACCAATGAGAGCAACTCTTTCTTTCTGAATCGCGATAGAAGACATTGTCTCTACGTGATTTACTGTGGCTCTGAAGATTCCACTCTTATTCTGTGTTGGAACAGGAACAACAATCTGGCAATCAATTGCTTCGAGAGACTCAAGAGCCTCGAACCAGTTGACATCGTAGAAGTCTGCATCGAGTTCATCGATGTAAGAGATCCTAAGACCGTCGCCATCCTGTAGGGTTCCACTATCTACAAGGTCCTTGTGTAGCATCAGTGCTGCGCTGGTATTGGTTGTGTCACTTTCGTCCTTGATAAAGAACTGAATGTCATAACCGTTAGCGATAATTGCTGTTTCGTCATCATCGTTACCAAGAACATCAACTGTGTTGTCGTCCTCGATTGACTTAACGATAAGCTCTACGCCTGTGCTTGTGTTTCCAAAGAGATATGTGCTGATGTCGTCTGCGGTTGTGTAAACAACTCCGTCAACATCTTCAACTGCCTGGACAACAATGATTGCACCTACATGCTCGGCATCAAAATCTACCTCATCAGTAGAGAATGTTCCGTCTGCGGAGGTTAGAGCGCCGTCATAACCTTGTGCGATAATCTCTGTATCAGTGTTAACAACTGTGTAAGAGAAAGTATAGTCAGAACTTGTAATGAAAGTGTTCTGTCCTACTGAACTATCAAACTGTGAGTTGTAGAAGGAAACTTTGTTCGGGAAAATCTGAGTCTCTTCGTCGTCTCTGACCACGAAGATGTTAACCTGAGTGTCACCATCTGGTTTCGCATTCTTCAATCCCTCAAGAGGTCTTGGGATGATGAACTTAAGATCGTCAATCTCGCAGTCATCTGCATTTCCACCGCAAGCGTTAAATCCACCGTCGCCGTTACTATCCCTTTCCTCTACAAGAGTCTGGGATGTTCTCGCAGGCAATGCCGGTGCAGCTTGAACTGCCCAGACGCCTGGAGCACCGTTCTCAAATGCCATTTGTGCGGCAAGAGACACTGTGTTAGTTAAGCTTGGTGTTCCATGCTTGGCTACCAATTCGTTTGCACTGGTGAAGAACTCAGGATCGTTCAGATCGAGAGTAGATACATATCTTGCTTCAAGTTCATCACCTGCTGCAAGAACCCTTGAGTCTACATCGATAAAGAATTTATCTCCGACTGCATAAGGTACTGTTCCTTCATCAATAGCGAACAATAGGATTCCATTGTCCTGAAGAAGATGCCATGTTAGACCTGTTTCTGCAAGTCCATCTGCGTCATCATCAGCCATCGCTGGGAAGCCTGCCGTTAGGTCTCCAAATTGTGCCACCCTTATTCTTCTCGAAGAGGTGATCGAGGTAATCTCGTATTTGCCAACGGAATCTCCACTGCAAATCATAAGAACCTTTCCAATATCGGATGCGGCAAACTCACCTGCGGTAGCTGGGGCTCCAGTTACGCCATTGTGAGCTACAGAGTCGTCATCAATAAAGAGATCATTTGCTCTAATCTCCCAATCGATACCAAGGGCACCAGTCGAAAGAGAGTCTGTTTCAAGTGTGAGGGTTGTGATTCCTGTGCTTGTATCGTATTCAATCTCATCGATTTCGATTCCAATGTAACCGTCGATGCAGAGACTATCACCTGGAAGCGCCTGACCCTGAGTTACCAAGTCGCCAAGGAATTCGAAGGTATCAGTTGTTCCAGTAGAATCATCACCGGCATTGAGCACGGCAGAACCAACTTCAAAGTCGGAGCTATCAGCTACGATGAATGAGTCAGCACAAATGTCGTCAGTTCCGGAAACAGCGCCTGCTGTACCGGTTTTGTAATCACTGTCGAACAGGATTGCGCCACCACTCTCGTCTCTTAATTGACCAGAAAGGGAGCCTGTTAATGTGAACTTAGCTTTGCCCGGTACCGGGTCGCCATTTGAATCTCTAATGACGCTTACGCATCTTACAGTCCATCTTTCGGCAGGAGCGGAATCGTCAACAACTGATACTAAATCAAAAGTACCGCAGGTGCCATCGATGATAACTCCTGTACCTGTGCTGAGAGAGCTTGCTGAGTAGCTCTTTCCGTCCTGATCCCCAATAGATGCACCTTGTAACTCAAGGCAACCGGTGTCTGGGTCAACTCTATAGTCAAATTCTTTGCTGAAACCGTTAGCATCGATTTCATCTTCGGTACCATATAGTAAGGTACCATTAAGGCGTAACTCTGTACGACCGCTAACTACAGTTTCAACTCCAAGCTCGAAGAATTTACCTTCTCCTGAACCTGTAGGGCTGCAATCAGAACTACCATCAGCACCACCGCCAACGGCAGATGCTACTATGATTTCTTCTTTAAGACCCTCACCGACGATGCAGGGTAACCTTAGACCTCCAGGGATAGATACACCTCTGGATACAACTCTATCCCTTGCAATCACTTTAGGGGTTTGATATCCGCTTTGACCTGGAAAATTAGGCATTGATTAATTCCTCCGAAATATTCGATCAGACTGATTCATTTGAATTCTTTTATATTAGTAGGTTAAATTATATCTCTATCGAGACTATTTCCAGAACATCATCAAACATAAGTTGCTGCGCATCTTCTGCTGTTGCGTTCGGTGGAATTGGAGTCCTTGTCGAATCGAAATAAAATACTATCTTCTCGATTACATTGTCCAGTGGAATTTCAGCTCTCCATTCAGTCAGAGTTTTTAATGTAACCGTATGACTGTACACATAGTCATTAGCATATGGCTCAGCGTTTTCGGCGGAAATTGATGTGCCCTGAATAAATAATCCATTGGCACGAAGATCGTTCCACGATACATACTGAAGCTCAGTCGATACAATTTCTGTAAGCTCTTCAAGCTCTGTATGGCTTTCTGAGTATATGGTTACGTCGAAGCTCATATCCCACAGTCCGGCATATACCCTATGTGTAGGAGTCTTTATCTCGACCAATTTCCCATAATCATTTTCTACAACATCCTTTCGATACTTGAAGGTTGCGTTTTGGTTCATAGACAGAGCCTTGTAGGATCCGCCACCCGTCTTCACCGTGATTGCAGGATAGAATTTTACATCATATCTGTATACATCAGAGATGACAATCTTAGTGGTATCTTCACTATCAATATCTCCACCTGTCATGTCAGGAGTCAATGGAAAACCAAATTCATCCGTCCTGTAGGTGTAGATATTGTCCTGCTTAAATCTTCTTCTGAGCACGTCAATAAGCAAATTCTTTGGCTGAACAATGCATACCTGTTGTATGATATAGTTATCGCTAAAGAAATTTGAGTATACCCTATGATCTCCATTTAAACCTGTTCCGGGTAAATTTTGAAGATCATTTGCCATGTGCTGTCTACCTGCTATTCTTTAATGAATCGTTTCAGTTCAGACTTTATTGCCTGATAACTTTCGTCTTCACCTATAGTAGAGTTATTAATAACCATATTCCTCGATACCATAAGTTCAACTGAGATAAGATCATCTTCTACTTTTCCACTATGTGAGTCAGGTTTAGTAGTTATCTCTACCGTGTCCCTATCCACCATAACCTTCACCTCTTCAAACCCCAAATCACTATCAATATGATTTACAAGATTTTTAATCAAATCCCCGAACTCTTCTCCACGTCTATTCCGTGGTAAATTAAATCTCAATACCAGCATATTATTTCACCTCATATTCAGTAATGCTTTTGTCAAGCTCGATTGTGATATTAATCGGCTTAAATTTCTTGTGTGTATACTGCACACCATATCTGCCTTCCGGCAATCTGACCTCCCAATACCCCTTGGAGTCTGTCTTCCTCGTCTTGATAACCTCGTTCTGCTCGTTGAACACCGCCACTTGTACGTCCGGAATGGGCTTCCTACCCTTTGACATAATCTTGCCAAAGGTTCTAATAGGTCCGGTCACATATTTATCAGAACGCTTACCAGTCCTTATTATATTCGGTTCCTCAGGTTTCTGAGATTTCAATGCTGCCTTAGGTTTTGCTGCGGGAGCAGGAGCCAAAGTCAGGTTGTTCACGGTCTTTTGAAGCTTTACAACTTTATTGTTCAACAGTTTGATGTTTCCGTCAAGAATGTCTAACTTCTTGTCCAGCTTCTCAACGAGACTTTTCATCTCATAGATAACATCAACAGCAGATTGCTCTCGTGTCTTCTCACTCATTCGATCTCCTATCAATCGGAGACTGCGTTTCCAGTCTCTACGAATCTTGTGGAAGTCGGTGTTGATGGAACCTCTAAGATAGTCACTGACGTGTTACCTACGTTCGGAGATAAGTCTTGTCCAATGTTTCCAACAACTACGACATCCTTAAATGTTGATGATGAAGACTCTGTGAAGTAAATTGCTCCATTGCCAAGTCCCATCTTGTTTAAATAATTTCCTCTGAAAATTAAGTTACCCATATTCAAGCTTGAATCCGGAGAACCTGTTGTCGGATCTTGTTGACCCATGTATACCGCATACTCTCCAATCTTTGAAGCATCAGCTACGGAACCATCCATTGTGTCTGGTCCTTCGAAGTTAATATTCTCAACTCTGAATGCTGCATCTGGAGACGCATCAAGGTCCTGAGCAATTGCAATTACAATTCCTACATTAGTTAAACCATTAGATTCATATGTGAAATCTCTAAACGTTACTCCACTTTCAATCCTACTTGAAGCTGTCTCCGCATCAGTTCCTACCAAGAAAAGGGCGCGGCTCATAAAGATGTCGCTTCCGCTCGGTACTTTTCCATTTCCAAGAGTGCTTCCTGATACCTTTCTAAGAACAGTAGATGGCCCACTACCTTCGATAAGAAGATCGTAGTCAATCACTATCTGAGATGAGAACTCAAACTCTCCTGGCCCGATTAAAATCTTCGGTGTTCCAAGGGTGTTGAAGACTCCAGTGAATCTTCTAAGATAATCAACCGCATCATTCAGGGTCGTGAAGTGTCCGTGATCCTGCTCAGAAGATACGACAATGTGGTTCGCCATCTTGTAATCAAGTCTGCTGACAAAGAACCTCAAATCAATTAGGGAGTCATCTGATGAATCCACATACCCTAAGTGAGCTACGTTCCTTGTGTGGAATGGAGATACGTTTGAAAGTCCAGCAGCAGTATCTGCACCACCCGGATTCCCAATTT